AGAAAGTGCAGGCGCGAGCTTTACTGCAGAAATTACAGGATTTGAATTAACATCTACACAAGGTTCTATATCACTTCAAATTGATCAAGATATATTTGTACTTGCTTCTGAAGATCAAATAGATGCAAGTATTGGTTCAACAAGTATTACTGGACATGCAAATGTTTCTGTTACAGGACTTTCAAGTTCAACAAGCATTGGTCAGGTAGTAGCTGAACCTAAGATTGAGGTGGATGTTTCTGGTATTTCAGCTTCAATGACTTTAGGAACATTTACTTTAGAACAGTCAACAGTGGAGCCAGCTACAGGTCAACAATTAACAGGATCTGTTGGTCAAGTAGATGCAGTATCTGTGGTAGGGGCTTCTGGATTACAATTAACAAGTTCTATTGGCTCTGTAACGGCCACTGGTGGATCTCTTATAGCTGTTTCAGGTATTTCAGCAACAATTTCAATAGGCTCAGTATCTATTACAGGTTGGAATGAGGTAGATCTTGGAGTAGATAATGTTTGGCAGGATGTTGACTTAGCAGCATAATGGCTTTAAAATTTAAATATTACTAAGGAGAATTTAAAATATGGCATCTAGTTATTCTACTGACCTCAAACTAGAATTAATGGTAACCGGTGAAAATGCCGGAACATGGGGTGATAAGACTAATACTAACTTAAATTTAGTACAACAAGCTGTCGCTGGTTATGAAGCAATTGATGTAGCATCCTCTGATGTTGCACTTGCAATGACTGATGCAACAATTTCTAATGCTAGAAATGCCACAATAAAATTAACGGGAACCTTAGCAGCTAACAGAACAGTTACTGTCCCTAACAGTATAGAAAAAGTTTACAACGTAATAGATGGCACTGATCATGCAGGATACACTTTAACTTTTAAAACAGTTAGTGGTACTGGGGTTTTACTTTGTGAAGGAAATTGTTATGTTCTTTATGCTGACGGAACAAATGTTGTTAAGGCAAATGAATACAGAAAATGGAGAACTGTCTCAGCAGCAGAAACTGTTCAAGCAGGTGCAAAATTATTTGTAGAAACAAATGGTGGAGCTGTAACAATCACATTACCTGCATCACCTACGATTGGTGATGAAGTACATTTTGTAGATTCAAGATATACTTTTGATTCAAACGCATTGACTGTTGGTAGAAACAGTTCTAAAATAGCAAATGCATCATCAGACTTAGTGGTTAATACTGAAGGTGCAGCTTTTGGATTAGTTTATTCTGGTTCGAATGTAGGATGGACTTACACGGAGAAATAATATGTCAAATTACGAAGCAACTAAATATGATTTTGATGGTGGAAACCTTACTGGTATCGAAGGTATCCCTACAGGAACAATCGTACCATGGTCAGACTCTTCAATACCAACTGGATTTTTAGAGTGTAATGGTGCAGCTGTATCAAGAAGTACTTACTCAGCTTTATTTGCTATTATAGGTACAACTTATGGCACAGGTGATGGTTCATCAACTTTTAACGTTCCAAATTTACAAGACAATGTTGCTGTTGGTAAATCAAACAACAAAGCTTTAGCTTCAACTGGTGGAGCAAATACTGTTCAATCTACTGGAAACGTTGCAGGTTCTACAGCTAATGCAACTTTAACAACAGCACAATTAGCATCTCACAGTCACCCAGTTAGCATTGGAGGTTTTACTCCATCTGGAGGTAGTGGTGCTGAAGCAAACCCATCTAAAAGTACAGGTGGTACAGGTAGTGCAGGTTCTGGTACTGGTCACTCTCATAATATGAGTGCTAACTTTGTTGGAGATTCAACATCAGTATTACAACCATATTTAACAATTATATATGTTATTAAAACTTAAGGAGAAATAAGATGGCGACTAATGCACAATGGACAGTAGTTTTTGACGATAAATTAATCATCAAACAAAGTGGTGATGGTGCAGGAGCCTATGAAATTGATAATGATTCTTTTTGGTCAGAATCTAAATGGTCAAATATTTGGGCAGTTCAATATGGGACAACTAATTCTTCAGATGAAGTAGAATATAGAGATTCAACTTCACACACTAGTTGGACTGATGCTAATTTAGGAAGTTTTCAAACTCAATTTATTGACAAATGGGATGCAGCTCATTTAGCAAAATTACAGGCTGATTGGGATGCAGACAATGTTGATGGTGAAACAGAAGCTGAAAAAATTACTAGATTAGGTGCAAGACCTACATCATATTCATCTTAATTAAAAGATTTAACAAAATCCTCTGACCCTAGTTTTCTTCTAGATCCTTCTATAAAATAAACAACGTTTACTTTATATGTAAGCCAAAATTCAAGCAGCCAATCTAAAACTTTAACAGACATTTCTTGTCCGCAAGGTTTAAATTCATAATAATGAAATTCTTTATGTTTTTGTATACTAATTATTATTTTACTTTTTTCTGGTTTTAACCACTCTGGAAAAATTTTGGGATTTAATAACCAAGAGCATGAAAAAGTTTTACAAGGATCTAAAGGTCTATCTTTATATATTGTACAACCCCCTTGTCCTTTTGTT